ATATGTGTTCCTCCTAATAAAATTTATTTATACATAATCTTGCAAGAATAGTATCAATGTTTAAACTGGCTCATGATTTCTTCCGGGTTAAGACCTTTTTCTTTGCACAAATTTCTGGCAAGCTGTTCCAGCCCTTTACTGTCTCCACGGTTCATCATGTCGAATGTATTTTTCATAATCGGATTATTTGAAAATTGAGAGTTGCTCATCATTTGACTTAATATCATCTTAGGGTTTCCACCGCACTGGATCATCTGCATTAAATTCATTCAGAATCGCTCTCTTTCTTTGCTCTGGTAGTCCTCTGGGACTGAGTTATTTTAGCTTCTATTTGGTCTAATCGCTCCATTATCGGGGCAAACAATGTTGCCGTGTCTTCTTTCGGTAATTTGTTCTGTTTTCCGTCTAGCTGCGGTTTATATGTCACTGTCTGAATAAGCCCATTAGCACTCCACGATTTTATATAAACTTCTGATCCATCTGCTTTCGGGAAAATGGCAAATGGTGCATTCATAGGAACGTCATTCGCTGTGACTTCCTCAACAGAATTAACCATTCTTCCACAAAGTCCAGCTTGTTGCGGAATGATCTGTTGTGGGAATTGCTGTTGAATCTGCTGTGGCTGTTGATATTGAGGATAAGAATACTGGTTATATCTCTGATACTCGTACATAATAAACCTCTCTTTCTATCTTCATTTTATTATTAACAACACAATTGAACCACCCCAGCAAAACCTCATTAAAAGGACACAAAAAAGACACCCTTAACGGATGCCTTTAATGAGGAGAAAGTTATGTGAAATGTTGTCCAGTTACCTTAAGAATTTTATGTTGCATTTTGACGTTAATACGTCCGGCTGTCTTAGTCGAAATATGCATAATTTCTGCACATTCTTCTAGCGACTTTTCTTTCTTCCGTAAATCAAAGAGCGTTTCTTCTGTCGGTGTGAAATCACACAATTCTTTTATATGCTCTTTTTCTTCTTTGGTAAAGCACGTAACAATGTTTTTCATTTGCTTTACCTCATTTGGGGGAGTTTCCGGCTATGACGGTGAGTTGTTATCTCGCTTGAGTTCCACTGCATTAATTAAAGAAAGGTGGATAACCAAGTATGTATGGTTAACACATTATTATAATAACATATTATTCCATTTTCGTTGTACCATTTTTTTCAATTTTATTTTTATAAGCCGTTGCTCGTCCATTTGCAATCGCAGACTGTTTTTTACTAAATCCAGAAACCTTCGTTCTATCGCCTTGCAATTGAAGATCGTTATTCTTACAGAATGATTGAAGCCTTTTATTCTGCATTCGCAGTTTATATGCCAGTTTATCATATTGAGGTTGCAAGATCTCTTTTACATCTGTTTCGGCAATCATATCAAGTTCCTGTTTCTTGGTCATAATTTCACGCTTTGTTTTGCGAATTTCTCTTTCAAGTAATCTCTGCTTCTGCTGCAAATCATAAAGTTTTTGGCTTTCATCTGCATTTATATTCACATTTCCGTTTTCATCAAGATACTTATTTACCATGTCTTTTCTCCACGGTCCATGTGAATGTCTGCAATTATATCCGTGAAGTCCTAAGAGATTTACAACAGTTCCCGTTCCGGTTTTAGGGTCTATTGTATAACCTGTACTTTCAAGAAGATTCGGAAATCCTGGTTCGCTCCCGATTATTTTATATGCCTTGCCTTGCCAGTGATTGTGAGATGGAATCCCTGTTGGATTCTTTTTATCATATCTGGCACCCGGATGTGCTGATACTAGAACATACTCTATTTTATTTTGTACAATATAAATGTTTGTCACTTGTGCCGCGGTCTGATTCATAGATGTGACGATGCAACACCTCACTGCCGCTTCAAGAGAACGCTTCGTTCCAGTAGGGTATTCTACCATAACACCAGATTCCGCATATCTATCCAGAACTTCGCAGACTGCACTGCTGTAAGACTGCATTCCAGATGCAACTCTATAATCAACCTCATTCAGCATGTTGAGCAAGTCTTTCTGTGTCTGGTTAATGGTTGTTTTTGTCAAATTATCAAGTTCACCGGATGTCTTTATTAATTCTGCATTCATTGCCAGAATTGCCATATTATTTTTTAGAGGAGATATAATATCTGATGCTGATATCTGCGTCAAGACTTCCTTATCATCTGAGAATGATGTCATAACACTATCCCTTAATAATCTGCGAACCTCATTTCTCGATTTTCCAGACATTTCAGATATTCTTTTTACAATCTCTGTGTTATGCAGTCCCATCTGTTGGAGTTTCCACAATTCTCGGTCGGCAGTTCCTGACAATTCACCGGATTTTATCAATCTTGTTGCAATGTCTGATATAATCCAATTTTCAAGATCTTGATACATTTCAACCAGTTTATCAGTTTTTCCGTAAAAATAATCCGGTCTAAGCATTATCCTTTTCCAACCTCTCTTTTAACAAGATCAATCCACTGCTTACCGTGATTTTCTTTTGCAGTTTCAAACCATTGTTTACCTGTTCCCGGTGTGTGATATTTTAATTCTGTTCCTGTCGGATACTTCTTTTCTCCACGATTCGCCCATGATCTTCCGTCTGCCGTCAAATAAAGTTCACCAACGTACTGATAATGCGCATATGGTGTATCTACTGTAATTAATCCGGGTTCTTTTATCTGCGTCTTGTTTCTCAAATCGCCCTGCTGCATAGGTGTGTATTTTCTCATGTCGTTTACAACCTGCTCATCAAGGACATTCTGCGCATTTCTTAAATTTTCATCTATTCGCTTAGTATCAAGCTTAATATTAAAGCTTCCAATGACTTTATTATATTTCATATTAACGCATCCATTTCTATCACTTTTCTAAATAAAACTTAATCGTCTCTATCGCAGTCTTTTTCTGCAACTTTACCTGAACCATCTCCGGCGGTTCAGGTTCCGGGATAATATATCCACCTTTTAAAATACCATTTTTAGAAAGCTCCGGTATCCCTTGAATTATTTTACTCCTCACCAAACAGACCACCGCTGTTCCTTTCCGCATCTTCCTGCGCTCTCTCTGCAAACATTGCATCTACTTCATCATCATTAAATCCCTCGTATTCCTTAAGGTATTTACGCTTAGAATAAATACCTTGAATCATTAAATTATATGCTCTGGATCTGTCCTGTTCGAAGCTTGCAAGCAAATCTTTAAAATAGAATATATCTTCGTCCGGTACATCATCATCCAGTGCATCCACATAGCCGGAAGGGATTCCGTAAAGGTCACAGAATACATTGATTGCATAAATTAGATTTTTCAATGCTGTCTTTATGCATTTTCGAATATCGTTAATCGTTTCTACAGTTTCATTGTCATCACTTTCAACCTGTGTTGCTGTCAATCTTCCAGATTTTCTATCAAGGATAAACTGCCCTTGTGAGAATCCGCATTTTGTCGAAATCATAGAAAGAACGCTGTTAATGTCTGTGATTCTGTCAGAAGTAAGCATGGTCGGGACATGTTCATCAATCGTACTTTTTGAATCCATCCCCAATTTCAAGCCTTTAACGAACCGAGGAAGCTCTACTGTTGAGGAACGGATGCCGCCTTTTCCCTGTTTTGTCATGGCGTTCTCATCAATGAAAGTAATGTGCTGAGAATCCTCAACCTCATTTCCTTTTTTACTCCATGCTATATCGAGATCTCTAAGCTCCATAAGTGCATTCGAGAAAATCGAGACACCTTCCGGAGATGAGTAGTCGATCGTATTATTAAATGGAGTTTTCAAATAGGCGAACAGTGGCTTTTCTACGTTCATAATATGAACGACTTCTTCAATTGAAGACCATTCCGGAACGTCATGCAGTTCTATCTTTTTACCAAGTGAGTTACTGCTATTTGACTTAAACGCTCTGTTCTGGATCTCGTACACGTTCATATCTTCGCCCTCTTTATTTTTTGAGGTCGTGAAATGATGGTATTCAAGCCGGTAGTAGTACACTTTATCTTTTAAAAGTCGATTAATGAAGATGCATCCTCTAATATCTCCATTGCTGGTCTTTTCTGTGATTGCGAAATCCCACGGCATAATATAATCGATCATGTTGTCTGGATTCATCGAGCCGTTCGGCTTTAAAATAATTCCACCAACTCCGAGCATATCTTCGACTTTGTCTCTGATAGAAGTGTCAACCATTGCCCTGATGCACTTATTAATAAAATCAGCTCTCTCTGAACCTGTTACGCTCACTGATAAATCCATACATGCTTTCTTTGCTGTGTACTGGCAGAGGAATTTTGCGAAATTTATTGTCCTAATGTCATTTTTTTTCGGATCAACCCAGAAAGGACTCCCCTTAATGATGTCGTTCCATCTCTGCTGTGAGTTCTCAATCTCTGGAGAAGTGATAAACTCTACATTAAATTCTTTCTCTGCATCTGTTCTAAAAAACTTCATGACAAACCCCTTTACTC